GGAGCCACCACCTTTCGATGGTGGCCCCCGTAGGACTCACTCAGTCAGTGACGATCAGACGTCACCACGCAGCCAGAAGCAGCACTCGTTGCGAAGCACACCATGACCCATGGCGTACTTGGCGACCATCAGGGTGCCCTGACGCTCGATGCTGTAGTCGCTCTCGACGCCGAGGTCAAGGAGCTTCACAGTACCGACAGCTTCCTTCTGGAAGATCACACCCTTGGTGCGGAGGAAGTTGAAAGCGCCGTAACCGACACCCGACGTGCCAAACACGTCATTCTGAATCTGAGCACTGTTGTGGGGAGCCACGCCAGTGGTCTCTTCATCGGTCGTCGGGATGTTGTTCGACTTCATAATGCGGATACCAGCGATCTGCACGATGTAGCCACCGGCCTTACTGCCGTTGCCCTCGGGGTTGTAATCACGGCTGATCGCATCCTTGTTCAGGTTGACCAGCTGGTAGTACACCTCGGGAGTAACGACGGCATAACGGTCGTTCTGCGGAACGCCCTTCTCATCCATCTTCTGCGCCACATTGAAGAATGCAGTGGCAAGGGCATTGCCAAGATCAGTGCCCGTCAGCTCATCATCGTACACCTCGGTACCACCGAGGTAAAGCGACGAACTGCCGCCAAAACGATCCGTAGTAGCGTTCGCACCCGAAATGACGGTACGAATGAGATTCTTATCAGCCGTGTACGCGAGCTGACGACCGATCTCGGTCGAATAAATCGACCGCACGTCATAGTGATTCTTGGCCTCATCGATGTTAGCGATGAAAGCCGACGACACCAGCATGTCGTCAATAGCAATCACAACCTCAGCGTGCTTGATGCGCGACAGATACTTGGTTGCGCCACTGCCGTTGTCAGTAGTCAGAAGCGACTCACCAGGAGTGTGGTAGGCGGCGCTGGCAACACCAGTCGTCGGGAACTGAGCCGACTTACCACTCGAGATGCTCCGCACGGTGTGCAGAGGCATCATCACGTTCTCCATCTCAAAGGTCGTAAGGACCTCGCCAGCAAACTGCTTCAGGAAAAGCGCATTCACATCACCAGTGAGATTGCTCTGGCCCAGACGGGACACAGAAGGTTCCATGTATGCCATGGTTGAAATGCTCCGTAAGTTGAATTGGGTGGTGTTTCTTACTTGGTTCTTCAGTCAGCGTGAATGGAGCATCAGTTGTCCGTCGCAACGGGCTGAGGGTTCACACCTTCTTCCAAACCAGGGACTGAACCTGCATACCACCCTTCGGGCAGGTTCACAGTGTTCTGGGACAGTTCCCACGAGGAACCATTCCAGTAATAGACGTGGCCCCGGACATCGGGGCCAAGCCTTACAAGAGTCTTTGATGGCTCAACGATTACCACTCTTGAGCCGCCGCATCCCATCAGCAAACCGCTGATGCCAAGCAGCAGGCACAGGAGTAGCACTTGAAGCCACAGTCGGCTTCTTGAGGTTCTCAATCCAAGCGTCGAGTAACGCCTTGAAGAGACCATAGATGATCGACGGAAGACCAGTCACTCGCCGGTCTTCTTCAGGTTCAGACGAGCACCGGTGTAACCCAGGCTCACAAGAGTCACGACGGCCATACCGACCATCTGACCCCAAGGAGATTCGTTGGGGATGAGGCCAGATGCCTGCACTGCACCAAGGGCAACGGCAATCATCGACAGCCAAAACTCAGTCGTCTTGTATCCGGGCTTCATCGGGGGCTCCCAAAGACATCACTGACGCGAAGACGATCCTCGACATCCTTCCGATACGCTGGATCGGCCTTGTAACGAGGATCGCGCATGGCCGCAGTGAGTTCAGCCAGCGAACGGAAAGCGTTGGTACCGGAGGCAGCCATGCCGCCCTGGATCAGTCGAGGACTGCCGGAAGCAGAGGAATATCGAGCATGCAGGCCGCGAACAGCCATCATCACAGAAGCCTGATTTCCAGATTCGATGATGTTGTCAAAAGCCTCGACCTCATCAGGAGACATGTTCTCAGCAGCCCAAGCGGTCATTTTCTGATAACTCTCTTGACCGCCAACGGCAGAGTAAACCGAATTGACCTGTGCGTCAGCTAGCGCCTTCTGTCCCTCGACATAGGCATCCACAAGCTCACGAGGAATGCCCTTTCCTTCAAGTGCCTTGTAGCTCTTTTCTGACAGTGCTCCAGTATCCGCAAACTCGCGAGACATAGGAGCAAGATCTTCAACGCTCAGGTTTGCGGCCTGAACCGCCTTGGAAAGCTGATCCTGACTCTGATTCGCCTGAGTGAAGCGACCCTCAAGTTCGGAATACGCCTTAGCGAGATCCTCCGCAGACTTGAACTTCTCGGGAAGCCACGCAGGACGGTCAGCGTTGGTCGTGGAAGCCTGCGGAACGGGAGCGTCCACGGGATTAGCCAGCTGTGCTCCATTAACAGTGGTCTCCTGAGTAGGTGCCGTAGGCGGGGTGGGGTTACTACGAATCTCAATCCGATCCATGGATGCTCCTTATTGCTGTGCCTGAGCGGCGTTCTGGACTCCCTGCATCATAGCACGAGAGGCAGCAGACGAAACCGCCGGCATGGACTGCTGAAGCGAAGCCTGGTAAGCAGCCTGCTGCGCTTCAGCCTGCAACTGTTCCTCGCTCTTGACCAATCCATTGGTCTCGATTCCAAGGGCAGCAGCTCGACGAGTAAGATACTCACGAACATCGACATACTGCTGAATGACCTGGGGTCCCAAGACCTGACCGATACCTGACAAGTAGACATCAAGTCGATTCAGGTCGTTACCTCGTCCAAGAGCCTCAATTCCGGTGATGATTGCCGGAGTAACGTACTTCTTCGGGATCTTAGGAAGACGACGCTCGCGCTCCATTTGCTCAATGATCTTGTTGACCAAAGGAAGCTGGAACTCAAGCGACAGCAGACTGTAGATGCCTCCGAGTTGACGCTCGATGCT